CCTATCTTTTAAATTATATTCTTTAACTGGTGTATCTATTCTCATTAAAACGTAACTCTTTCACTCCGATTTAAAATAGGTTTTAAAATCAAACCATTCAAACAATCTTTTATTTGCTGTTCTAAATCATTAAAATATGTTATGTTATTTTCATATGAAAAATTATGTTCCCAAGCAGTATGTTTTGTATAGGTGATTTTTCTTGTATCAAATAATTTATTTCTATATTCACTTCCTAAAGTATCAATATAAGCGTGAGAGATATTATCTATATTATCTAATAATGCTTTATTGTCTATAACATCTGACCTACTAATTGATATTAATTTACCTTTAAATTTAGAAAGTATATCATTATTAATAAGATGTTTATTTTTCTCTGGTTGGACGGTTACAATTAATGTATTATAATTATGCCAAGGAAATCCATATATATCATCTGGTGTAGATACATTTCTTCCTATAATTGTTATGTTATCTGATTTTACTTTTGACCCAACTGATCCATTACCTATTAATGCAATTTTATCATCATCTTTTATATACTGATTTATCCAATCAGCAGTTGATTGTGCAAATGGTTTTGTAGTAACAACTCCTATATTTCTTCTCTCACATTCTTTAAGATTGATATTATCATATCCGTGCTGGCGAACTACAATCCATTCTAAATTAGGAAATGCTTTATAAGTTTTTTCACCAACTACACTAAACTTTACTGATAAAACTTTTACATCTTTATTGATAAAATTTAAACTATCATATTGACCGTGAGATTCCCACTCATAATCTTTCAAAAATGTTTCTGGTGCAAACTTTATATCTTTTTTATCTTTTAATATTATCACTACTCACCTGGTCCATCTATCGCTGGTGTATGTTTATTATAATGTTCTAATGACTTTTTATATTGTTCTTCCGTTAGTTTATGCCACCCTATACAACTACCTGTTGGAGACCTACCACAAGTACACGTACTTGACTCTGTTGCAAGTTTAGTTTCCCATTTATAAATTATGTTTGTTAAAGATTGAAAATGTGGATTTGCTTGTGCTACTAAATCATTCCTAACTTTTCTTATATCATCTAACAATTCTTTTATCTTACTCATATTAAAATGCCCCAAAATAATTAGGATTATTATGTGTCATATAAATGACCCAACTTAAATAAATAAATATCGCAATAATATATAATAACATCCACTTCATCTTATTTTTTCTTTTTAATCAACCAGCTCCTATTTTTCTTATACATCAAAGCAGTTCGTTGTTGTCCTTCTTTAGGTGTAACCAATTTAAATTTAGTTATTCCCATTTTCTCATACATTGGTAAATCAAAATAAAATTTCCACCAAGTTATATCGTCTTTATAAAAGGTACGTTCCATACCAAAATCAACCAAACTACACGTAAATTTTCTTTTTGAATTCTCCTCAAACGTTTTTTCAGTATTGAGTTTAGAAGTTATGCCGTAACAAACTTTACTAGGACAATTATAAGAACATTCTATATTCATAAACAATCTAATCAAATCTTTTCTTTTAATACTTTCTATAAATTTAATATCATCATTACAATGAATAGGTAAAACAATAGTATCATATAATCCTAATGAAACTTTTTGTTCTAGTTTTTCATTATTAGTAATATCTTGTATGCAACTTGCCTCTATATTATAATTAGGAAAATCATTTTTAATATATTCAGCAAACTTATCAATTGCAACAATAATAGAATTTCCTTTTTTATTATACTTTTTTAAAACTGGTTTACTTTCTTTATAAGCCTTGTCAGTTATAAATTTATTTTGTAAAGTTAATTTTAAACCAATACCCTTATCATAAATCCAAGTAATATCTCTCCAACTTATTTCTGGACGTACTGCAGGTCTACCTCCATATAAAGGAATATATTCACCTACTTGTCCATAAATAGAATCTATATCATCATAACTAAATTTAAAATTGGAATATTTTTCTGCTGTGTTTATATGCAAATCCAAATGTTCTTGAATAGGTACCCAAGAATCCTTTGCTCTACTTGAACAAGATATTTTCATTTTTTGTTTTGTCCTTTTCGCAAAAGTCTTTCTCTTTTATGCCACGCCCATACACTTACTGTACTGGCTATTTTTTCTATCCAATGATAGATATAGTTATACATTATTTTATCCCACATATTAAGATGGTAATACTCCTTGTTTACCACCTTTTAATAAGTTTAATTTTTGTGATTGAAATTGGATTTTTTCTTTGAGTGGTTTAGTAATTAATCGTCCTGCTGATTCTACTTCAAGATTATTCTCTTCACAATAAAGTACTATAGCATCCACGTATGACATACCTTTATGTTTTTTTACAACATCTTCTATTATCAACGAAAATTCTTTTGAGTTCATTACATTACTATAACATATTTATATTAAAATGTAAAGCGTGTAGTTTCTGTTGCCACGTACTACACAACGCCGTTTGCCTATTAACTAGGCAGCAAGAGCATAACTTTCGTTAGCTTTTATAGTTTTGATAGTACGCTATCAGCGATTTAACTCCAGATAGTTTTAGTTAGTAGTCGAATCTAACTCACCCCCTTAAAGCACACACTAATGTGTTTTGAATTGGTGGAGGTGGTGGGAATCGCACCCACGTCCTCACTAATTATTATCTATCCTTCAACGTCAAATTCTTTATAAGTTTAACCCTATTTTTGGTTTAACAAATTCTAAATCAAATGACTTATATAACATACAAGACTCTAATCCACTCATTGTTGTCATAACTACAACTGATTGTTTGTATGTAGGGTCAACATAATATTGTACTATAAAAACTGGTTCTCCATCTGGTTTTGCTCTATCTCTACCAACAGAAACATTTACCAATGTAAAATGATTTCTTTCAAGATACGCAATCACATTTTCACTAGTTCCACATATGACAGGCATTTGTAACCAATATAATTGAGCACCAACATCTGGTGCTGGTTGATAATCTTTAGGAATATCTGGCATTGGATTTGCACCTTCGTGCTCCGCTACAGCAAACGTACTCATTGTTATAAGTATCGCTCCTACTATCGTTCCAATTATTTTGTTTAACATAAGTGACCTCTCGTGGATAATTTCCAGCCACCTTGTTAATGTTATTGCTTGATTTTATCTTTGTTTAGTTTCTCATAGTATTTATAAAAATACTTGATAGATTCTTCTAGTTTGGGTTCAAAATCTTTTTTATCTCTTATAAAGGATCGCATTGTGCCGTCTTCACCTGCCATTAATATAACTAATTGTTCTATGCGTTTGCCAAATAGCTCTTCATACATAATTGCATAAGCACAAGTTTGAATATAATAATTTTCTATCCAATCTTCTTTACGTTCCTTGTTCGCTGTCTTGAAATCTATTACAGATAATTTACCATTATAGTCAGCAACACAATCTACCTGTCCTGCAATAGTTAGTTTATGACTATACATTATTACTTCAGACAATTGAACATTATCAATCTGGTCTAAATAAGGTTTCATTAATCTAAACAACCCTAATGGTAAAACATCCCTTATCGCTGGGGTTTCACCTTTAAGATATTGTTCAACAAGTGTATGAGTTGCTTTGCCTCTACGTGCCGCTCTACCCATTTCCCAATTAGCAGCTTCTTCACCTACTGCCTTACGCCACTTCTCTAGTCCTTCTTTTTTCTGAACACCAAGTACAGTTGTAATGGATGGATAGTTCTTACCATCTATTTGATAGAAACGAAAACCATCTATACGCTTGCCTTTAGTTGTTGGAAGTTTTGTTTTATCTACATCAATCCAGTTAAACTCTTTCACTTTTTCATCCTCAATTCTTTTCTTAATTCACTTATTCTATGCTTTATGCCATCAATAGTGGTGTACATCCATCCACAATCGTGTGGTTCAATTTGTTTTCTAAACCAAGCAATTGTTTCTTTTAATACTTCAATCTTATTTTTTATACTCATATTAATAATATAACATATCTCCTATGCTTTGTCAATGCTATATGCCTTTCATTGCGTACATATCAATGATTTTGTTCTTATCTTTGACAGTATCACTATTATACCAACGAGCAATCTCTCAGCTGGGGTCATATTTCTCATATAACGTCTTGCCATCATCATTTCTATATGCCCTTAATACTTCTTTTCTATTGTCATCTGAATTCTTGTAAGAACAATGGATCCAGCCGCTGTGAGGTTCATCCGTATTATGGTACTCTAATATAAGTTGGTCAAAACCTAAATTTTCAATAATATATTTTGCCAATTCAGCATTTGCTATTCCAAATATTTCAAAGTCCGCTGCCTGCCCTTTAGCGTGTTGTGATTTAAGACTAGAACCAATTTTAACACATAACTCTGGAGAACGGTACCCACTTGATACAGTTACCACTTTCTTATAATGGTCTCTTAACGGTTGTAGTACTTTCTCACACAAATTCTTTAACGAGTCAATATGGTCTTCGCTAGGATTATTATTAATACCGTGTCTTTCTGCCGTCTGACTAGCGG